GCCCCGATCTCATCCGTCGGGGTTTTTTTATAAGGCGACGCAATGATTCCGCAAGAATATTTCGAAAAAGTTAAAAAACATTTTCGCAATGATGAAAAAAAAGCATGGGACTGGTTTCAGCAAATCAATCCAGAATTTGGCATGCTCTCACCGTTAAATGCACTGAAGTTGGGTCGAGAAAATAAAGTAAAAGATTTCATCAACAAAAGGATGCCTTCATGAATAAACTCGAAATTGATATGCTTATAGGAATTGTTTCGCAAATCATTAACTATGCCGTCACAGCAAAACCTGAACTTGCTAATAACATTATCGTGCAAGATTTACAGAAAGCCATCGCTGGATTAAAAGCACTGGGGATATAATCATGCCATTAGTCAAAGGAAAAGCTGCAAAAACAAAGAAAGGTTTCTCTGAAAATATACGTAGAGAAATGCAGGCAGGTAAACCGCAAAAACAAGCTGTTGCTATTGCATATAGTGAAGCTGGCGAAAAAAAGAAATCTTCTAAACATAAAGGAAAAAAGAAATGAGCCAAGAACAAGAAACGTTAATCCGACAATCTTTATTGAATACGATTTTTACTAAATACAATGATCTTGTTAAAGCTTTAAAAGACATGCCTTTTGATCCCACGACAAACGGTCTATTAAAAAGCATTAGTTTTATTGATGATGGCATTGTCTGGGCAAAAGAAATTATAATGACCGCTCCTTTAGTTCTTGGCAGTCAAAATAAAGAAGAATCAAAACCAGACGAACAAAAACCAGATCAAATAGATTCTATATAATCTAAATAGTCAGAAAAGGTTGCATCGGGTTTTTCCTGCTTATAATCCATGTAACCTTTTTTCATACCTAAATCATTTTTATAATATTCATTTCTTATTTCTTTTCGTTTCTTTTCTTCATTTTCATGCACAAGATTCATATCAACATTTTTTATTTCATCTTCGGATGGGCAGTCTTTTATATTCGTTTTATTCCAATCTACAAACATATTAAAACGTACCAATGGATTATCTTCACCATGATAATGCTTTATATCATTTGTTTCCCATACTGAAAATTTAGCTTCAGGATTTAAATATAAAATGATATTTACTAAATCTAGCTTATTCATTATGTCGAATACTCCGTTATGGTTATATATGATGTTAAAACTCCACCATATTTTCTATTACCACCTTGTCCATTCGTTGTCGTCGTTCCAGCACCTTGAGCACCAGCACGTATTTTAAAAGTTGTGGATGAAGTAGTTCCAGCTGACATTATATATTTTAAATAAACTTCAATAGCACCGCCTGTTATCCCATAAGTAGCATATTGGCAAGCCAAAGCATTAGCGGTACTATCTTGAAAAAGTGCCATTGCTAAATTATAGTTTGCTGCAGTACTACTTCCAAATGTTAACAATGCTTCTATCACTAAAATATTTGCTGTATTTTTAGGTGTTATAGCCTGCGTCATGTACTGATCACCTTCCGTATTTTGCGGAATCGTATCATCAAAAGGAATCGTTGTTGTTCCAGTCGTTGATGTTATATTTAATGTACTGACTCTCTGCACTACAGGATCAGACGCAGCAAGACCTGTACCACCATTTGCAATCCCTAACAATGTAGTGCTTACAAAATTAGTTCCATTAGATGCAAGAAAATTCCCACTTGTTCCTGCAGTTGCTGGATAGGTAGCAGTTGACCAAGCGGGAGTTCCAGCGGTTGATGCTTGTAATACCTGGCCTGTTGTGCCAGCCGCTAAAATAGAAGGAACTCCGGTTCCTGATGTTACTAAAACACCAGAATTTGCCGTTGCTAAACCTGATACGACGTTAGTTGCGCTTGAATATAAAATCTGACTTATCGTCGTGCTTGTAGGATAAGTTGCATTTGACCAAGCAGGAGTACCACCAGACACTGTTTGTAGAATATTTGCAGTTGTACCACTGCCAGCGAGAATAGACGGAACGCCCGTATTATCAGTAACTAAAACACCACCATTCGCAGTAGTCAAACCTGAAACAGTATTTCCCGCAGCGGCATAATAAGCTAAATCATTAATTGCGCCAGAATTAACTGTTCCTGTTCCTGTGGCATTCGCCCATTGCGGAAGAGCGCCAGCGCCCTGACTCGTTAATACCTGACCTGAAAGACCTACGCCAGAAACATTCTGGAAAGCGCCTGTTGCACTAGTTCCTGCGCAAATCACAGAATAAGCGGTAAATGTTGTATTTCCCGTGCCTCCAAATCCAACAGTTACCGTGCTACCATTCCATAATCCCGTCGTGATAGTTCCCAAAGAAGTAATATTTAGCTGAACTGCACTTGGCAATGTATTGCTAATAGATGGCACGCCAGTATTACTTGTTACCAAAACGCCGTTATTACCAGTAGCCAAGCCTGAAATCGTTGTTCCTGCGGCAGCATAATAAGCGAGCTGATTTATACCACCTGAATTGACTGTTCCTGTTCCTGTGGCATTCGCCCACTGTGGCAATGCTCCAGCACCTTGCGATGTTAAAACTTGGCCTATCAAACCAGTACCTGAAACATTCTGAAATGCGCCAGTTGAAGTCGTTCCAGCCGCTAGAATCGAGAATGCAGTAAATGTCGTATTGCCCGTCCCGCCAAAAGGCACACTGATAACATTACCATTCCAAGTTCCACTAGCTATCGTTCCAAGAGCGGTTATATTGCCTTGTACAAGCGCTGGCAATGTATTGCTAATAGATGGCACGCCAGTATTGCTAGTGACTAAAACTGAATTGTTCCCTGTCGCCAATAAGGCTAATTGCGTAGCTGTGGAATAAACCAGATTGTTTACCGTGGCTGTCAAATTAGCGTTAGTGCCGCCAAAAGCCATTGCTACCGGTGTGCCTTGCCAAACGCCACTTGTAACCGTGCCTACTGCGGTAATATTTCCTTGTACGGCAGCTGGCAACGTCGAAGATATACTGGGAACGCCACCAGCGCTTGTCACCAGAACACCGTTGTTTGCCGTAGCCAAGCCGGATATTGTCGAACCAGTCGCAGCATAGTAAGCCACTTGATTTATCAGCCCAGGATTGACATTACCTGATCCAGTGCTTTGCCAAGTGGGCAGAGCGCCAGCACCGTTTGACGTTAAAACTTGCCCTGCACTACCGACACCGGAGACATTCTGAAATGCTCCTGTAGCCGTCACACCTGCACAGATGACAGAATATGCCGTGAACGTTGTATTGCCTGTACCGCCAAATGGCACAGATACTGGCGTGCCATGCCATGTTCCTGTGCTAATAGTTCCCAACGTGGTAATGCTTGTCGCACCAGTCCAAACGCCAGCAGAAATTTGATCAAGAATAGATGACCATGCTTCGACGTTAGTGCCAATTGCCAAGCCTAAATTTGCTCTAGCTGTGGCAGCGGTAGGAATTAATTCAGATAGATTATTAGCCGTCTGCAAAATGGTCGATAAGGAAGTAACCGTTGGCACAGCTACGCCGCCGGTGGTATTTGCCCAAAAGCTAGTTGCTGCTATTGGTGCAAAACTAATTGTGCCGACAGATGTTATCGGGCCACCTGTTAAGCCAGTTCCTGTGAAAATATCGGTAACGCCAACACCGCCGCTAGCTAACTGCGTCCATAAAGAAGTAAGCGTGTTCCAAAATTCATATTCTTTAATGTCAGTGTTATAACCAAGCGTTCCATCAGTAGGTGCAACAGGTCTTTGTGCCGTTGTCCAAGATAAAGGAAAGTCAGAGATAGCATTATTGCCGTTACTTAACCCGACAAGGCTATTCGTGCCAGAGGTATTGATAGCATTGAATTCAGAGAATTTTTTCGTATTGACCATTGCACATCCGTGTACATATTGGTTATTCCATTGCGTTTATTTTAGCCTGAAATAGCGAGTAACGACACTCCTACATAAGCCGTGGCATCAGGCGTTAAGACGGAAATAACATCGCCGCCTTTCACGTATTTGCAATCTGGTCTAAATTCTTCCACATGCGTTGTTTCTTTCGTTCCAGGTGCTGGCACGGTTGGCGTAAAATTTAAACCGATAAAAACATTACTGGTTGATGTATACGTAAAAACTGCCTGATATTTTTGCGTCGCATCACCTGGTACAGTGTATGTTTGGGCTGTATTAGCTGCCAAAGCAAATCGAGCAGTTGTATCGCTGAAAGGCACTGTTTTATTTTCAAAATTACTATTCCATGTAGTCGTCATTGTTACACTCCTAATCTAGCATCGGCGATATATTGCCATTGTAAAGTATCATTTGCATTTGCAATACCTGTTGCAGTCTGTACCATAAACCCATCATCACCCAAATTTACCGTAGCAGTATCTTTATCGGCAGCCGCTGTTACTTCATACAGTTTTGCGATTGTTCCAGATTGCGGTGAATAAGTTGCAGCAGTAGATGGCGTTGCTCGCATCGCAGGAAATCTTTCTGTATAAATAGAAACACCAGCGCCATAAGTAGTCGTTGAAATTGTCGTCGATGCACCAGAAAAATTAGGCGCAGTTCCTGGCAATACACCTTGCGGATAAGATTTACGATAATAATATTGGCAATCAGCTAACGATTCATTAAATGTTTGCGGCAATGCGTCAGAAGCGAACTGTCCTGGCACAAGAGATATTTGATCAAATTCAATGTAGTCTTCGCTTGCCGCGGTAGAATCAAGATTATCCATCGTATAAATAACAATACCCAAAGTCATTGCCGCAGCGGTTGAATCAGGCAATTGAAAAGCATCAAAAGCAAATCCAGGATAAGCATTTGTTGTGCTATCTGTATCATAAGCATTTGGCAAAACATATGCCGGATCATTCAATGGGCTTAATGCTGTCCAACCAGCGGAAAAAGTGGGATCGCTATTTGCTGGCCATGCTGAAATTGGCTCAGTATTGCCAATAGTCGAAGGCAATGTTGCTCTATAAATCAACCTAGCTTTTAATCTAACCTGCGTGTTATGTGTCGTGACAATGCGTGCTCTTGCCAAGCTTGAAAGTAAATATGACCAATATGGAGCAATAGTCTTAGAGTCGATGTATTGGATCAAAGCAAATCGCGTAGTCGTTGCCGCAGTGACCGCTTTAACAACAAAGTTACCGCGCTGACCGACAACATTTTTGCCAGTCTGCACTTGCGATGCGGCTTCTTGATGCACAATCGTTTGGTCAGCAACATAGGCAGTTTGCGCTACAAGAGTTGTTATCGTTGTTGTAATAAACTGATATGGATTTAAAGGGAAATTCCATCCAGCAAGCAGGCTTTTCTTCGGTTTTAAAATCAAATCATTAGCATAATAATGAAAAAGATGGTCGATATTTCTTTCTTCTGTTTCCTGTTGCAAAGCTGGCACAACGGTTGAAATTGGCGCTTCAGCTGCAAATCCAGGAATAGGATCAGTTTGACCAACAAATTGCACATCAGTAATATCCAGAGAACCAGTTGTCGGCAAATTAATGACCATATCAACATAAGCGCTTGTCGAAAGATCACTATTGTTTGAATCTTTTAGATTTGTCGTACCAGTAACAATGACATAACTACCCGTTCCGACGACAGTAGGCTGCACAACAGTTGTGCTATTGCCTGGCAAATTAGATGGAAAATAAACCATCGAAACAGTAACTGATCCAGATACCCCACGCATTAAAGCTGACATGCTAACAGCGCCACCACCAAAAATAGCGCCATTGTTCTTAAATCTTTGACGCAAGATTGCGGTTGCCCAACCAGCATTGGCAATTTCTAGGGCGTAATTTGGCGATGCCGTTTGCCCCATCACACCAGAGCCTGAATATATTCTCTGGGTTAATGTCGTTGTACCAGCGCCTGTTAAGACAAGTTGCCAACCAGGAGCAATATCGTAAGTTTCAGCGGATGTAATTGTTAATACAGGTTCTGATGACGATAATGTCGAAGTAAAATTAACCTGTGAAAAATTCCCATTGCTGATTTGATTTTCGGCAAACAAAATAGACAAATCATCGACAATAATCGAACTGGAATTATCCGGTACAAAATCATTCACTTCATAAATTAATGGATCAGCTTGACTGTCGCCATGTCGTATTTCGATGCGATAAACCAAATTCGGATCAAAATAAAGATTATCCGGTAATGTGCCATTTGGCAAAAACTGCACGACATCATTCGTCCAAACTGCCATACCTTGATTATCACGGTAAACATTCTGCGGTAAATACGGCAAAGTATTCGTCAGAAAAAATGCGAAATATTCATCATTTAATGGATTGCCAGTTAAGTCAGGCAAATACCATATTGGATTAGGCGCGCGTACAAAAGACATATTTATTCACCTGTAAATAATTTTGCAATTTTGTTAAAACCATAAGGTATTCCTATTGCACCGCCAAGAGTCGTACCGCCAATTAATGCAGCTTTTGTGATTTTTTTCTTTGCCTGTTTTTTTGCTTTTGCCATTTGGCTAATTTCTTTTTCTTTGGCCGCTTTTATTTCTGAAAGCTGTTTTTCAAGACGAACTTTTTCTTTCAACGAAATATCTTTTCTTGCAGCAGTTTTTTTCAATATAGCTTCTTTTTGCTGAAGCAATCTCTTGAACTGCGGCATTTCATCCAGATATTCACGCATCAAAGCATCAGGATGATGAACATCTGCTGGATTAATTTTATATCTTTGTCCAATAACATTACGCAATAATTCAGGGTCTTGTCTTACTATTTCACGCATTAATGGCATGCCTGTCTCATTTGTACGTAATGATTCGGCAATATTTTTTGGCAACTTTCCTTTTTGCGCAGCTTTAACTATGGGATTTTTTCTCAAAGGAAACACTTGCTCAGCATAACCTTTGTTTATCCAATCAAATTCCGGCTTAAACTCGCCCAAGCCTTCACGCAATGTATCTTTGATTTGTTTCTGCACTTCTTTGCCTTTTTCAATTGCTTCTTTTATGCGAAGTTTTTCACCTGATAAAATTGCTTCAGATTTTAAATCTTGTTTTAGACCGCCTAATGCATCACGGAAGTCGCGATATTTAGCTAAGAAATCTTTAGCACTTGTATCAGCTGATGTAGGTGCATTTTTCATCAAATCAATATAATAAGGATTTTGCGCAGCTTTTTGCTCAGCTTCAATATCTTTTACAACGGTTTTGGGATTTGCGCCCATACGTAACCGTTTCATTATTTCATTTTGATCATATTTTAAATTTTGCAAAGCTTCTTCTGGCATTTGAAAATGAGCATCTGCAACTTTATTTTCAAGCTGCTTATAGGCATCACTCCAAAAATCTTCAATTGATTTAACTCTATTTGATATAGCAGATGACGCAGCGACATCATGCGTCTGTTCAATATTAATATGTTTGCCGATTTCATTTTCAATATTTTCTAATTCAGTCGTCGGTTTTTCATACAGACCAGGCTTAGCATTCGCAGCTTCTTTCTCCGCTGTGCCTGCTTCTTCACCCGCGGATAACGCCTCTTGCTCAGCTTTAGAAATTGCTTTTCCGGCAGCCTCTTGCGCAGGAGCTATATCAGTACGTGCAGTTTTCACCGTATTAATAATTCCACGGCCAGCTTTGCCAAGCAATTGCAATAATGGGTCTTTTAATCCAGCATATAACCCAGCGCCTGGAGTCATGGCCATTCCGCCAATGGTTTCTTCAATGGCTTCTTTATTTTCTGGAGTTCCTATTTTTAATTCTGGAATATTACGAGGCATCTCACCTAAGAAAGTTTTTACTTTTCCAGATTTTTGTTTTGATGAAGTCTGCTCATCAGAAATAATTTGATAACGGCCAAGAGGCTTCTCACTTTCATCTTCAATTATTTCATATCGAGATTTAGTCATTAACCACCTTCTATCAATTTCTTAGCTTCTTCTTCAGACATTTCATGAATTTCGCCAGTTTCATTATCTTTTACCTTAACTTTTTTCCCTTTCTTTTTACCAGTCGGCATCTGAATAGGAAAAGGCTTTCCAGTTAATGCTTCAAATTCATTCTTAACTTCTTCAAAATCAGCGCCAGTGTCTTCTAAAATGGATGATGTCATTCCAAGATTAGATTGGACATCTTTCCATACACTTGGTTTTACTTTTTCTGCCCATTTTAATACTTGCGCACCGCCACGTTGACTAGCTAATCGTCCAATAGCAGACTGCAAGTTTCCTGATTTTTCTATCAACTGGGCTACTTTTCCACCTGGCTTATTAAGCATAGATTTAAAACCAGCTTTATAGCCTGTTAAATTTGGATTTTCCTGTAATAGCAAATCAATGCCTTGCGCTTTTTCTAAAACGCTTTTCAAAGATCGTCCTGCTTCCAATAATTTCATGGATTGCGTTCTTTCTTGAGGTGAAAGTTTAACTTCTTCACCTTTTGATCGTGCTTGTTCGATTCTGGCTCGCAATAATTCCATGCGCAATGGATCAAGTTTACCTTGTTGTGCTAATGATCCTTGATGATATTCGCGCAATTCTTTTAACTTCATTTCTTCTAAAGCTTTATTTACTTCAAATTGTTTTTGATCTTGCGATAATTTGGCTTTTTCTTGTTCGCCCTTTTGTTTTCTCTCGCGAATCTTTTCTAAATAATCCAAAGCATCGCTAAATGCTTCGTTATGCAATTGTGGTAACGGTATGCGAGTTTGCATTAGCCACCTCCTGCAAAATAAGCTTTAGCACCTGTACCAATTAGACTTTTCAGAAAATCACCTGGGGCATTACGTCGGCCAAAGGCCATTTCTGCAGCGTTACCACCGTAATTCATTGCTTGCTTGCCAAGGTTGCCAGCGGTTTCAGCTCCAGTATTGTAAATGTTTTGACCTATGCCAATGCCAGCCATATATTTCTGCATAAGGTCATTCAGGAATTGCTGACGATCAGCGTTCATAATATCGCTAGAGGATTGCTGAACGTTATTTAATGCTGCACTACTACCCATTAAACCCATGCTGCTTGCAGCGCCCATTCCGGCTTCTTTGGCATTTTCCATTGATTTTTGCGCATAAGGCGACGTTTGATATTTACCCATCCATTCTGCAAGCAATGATGATGGATCGAGCAAACGACCTTGCGCACCGGTTAAAATAGGCAACTGACCCATACCAGCGTCTGCATAAGGCTGTTGAAACCGTTGCGCTTGCTCCCAAGCCTTGCGCATTTCTTCCTGAGCATCTTTATAGCCACGTTCAGGATGAAACATACTGCTAATGCTTTTACCGATCCCGCCAACACCGGAAGCGACACCGCCACCTATATAATCTAAAACACCCATGACGCTATCCTCCTAATGCTGTGATCCGCTCATCCAATGAGCTTATTGCTGTGCCAATTTCAGAAAAACTGCTATTTATATTCCTGACCAATTCATTAAGAGAATCTTTCAAATATTGAATCGGCGCTGTATCAACTGTCGTTAAAGAGACATTCTGACCCAAAGTCACTAAAGCAGTTTGCACAGTCTGCAAATCATAATTAATCGTATCAACCAATGTAGAAAACCATTGATCTAAAGTTTGAATTTCAACTTCTTTTAAATCAGGAAGCTCCACCGCTCGCCCTCTCAGTAACCATTATACCGCCCAAAACTACGATAGGCGACGGACTAACACAGACTAATTTATAACAACGGTTTCTCGATGCGCCGAGTTGATACCAACGCATACGCCATTCATAAACACCTAAACGGCTAAACTCTCGAACATCTGCAGGATAAAATGAAACACCGCCATCGTCAGACCAATAAAGCTCAATATGCGGTTTGTAAATCTTGTTGTAAATTTCTTCATTAATCGTTGCGATGTTGCCATCTTCAGCAAGCAAATAGATTGGATTTCCGTTTATATCAGTTTCAGCTGTCAAATAAACTGGCTGACCATCCGATCCTAGTTGTTCATCTATTAAAAATTGTGCATTGGCAAAAGGCGATTCAGAAAATAGTGTATAGTTTTCACCCCAGACAAAATCAATTTCAACCCATTTCGTTATAAATTCGCCATAATCATCTTCTGCGATAATTGGTGTAATACGTTCATAGCGGAAAGGCTCTCTAATATAAGCATTATCTGCCTGCGAATCTGTTGCAGCTGGATTTGTTATTTCGTTATCGTAAAACTGGCCTGACATTTCATAAACGGTATTATCGCCAATCACCGTGACCAAATGCGTATTATTGAAGAAAGTATGCTTTTGAATGCGATTTCTTTCTCCATTTTTTTCAATAACACGATGCCATGTTTCAGTTTCAAAATTAAACTCTATGCTATTTGCGCTAAGCTCTTGATCTAGCAATCCCGTATTGTTGTATTTTCCAGCTGATAAGCGATAAAAGATTGTGTTTTCCCACTGATAAAGAAAACCGTCAGCATTGCCATTCAAAAAAGGACTTGTCGCACCAATAATTCCTAACCGGAAATTTCTCTGAAACAAAATATCAATAGCTCTTGTGCTGATTCGTTTTGGCTTATCTCCACCACTGACCATAACCTGAATTAAGCCTTCGGAATTTTGCGCCATGAATGCTAAAAAACCGAAACCAACACTTAAACTTTTTGGATCAGCTAGGCCAAAATCCCAGTCATAAGTCGTATTTTTACGCCAAGGAAATGCCGTGGTTGTACCGCCTGCGGATAAAAATGTCGATGGCGTATTTGACCAAACGCCTGTCGTGAAATCTGTGAATATGTAAAGTGTGTTATGCAAGACGGCAAATTGTCTAACGATACCTGCTTCCTGAGCAAAGACCGCTGCGCTTGATACAGTAAAGCATGTATTTGCATTAAATGATGAACCGTTTAAATTAATCTCAGATAAATTAAACTGTGAACTGTTTTCCTGTGAGACAACAAAACGATTGCCAAACGTCGCAATAAATCTTGGCTTTTGCGGAGCGTTAGGATCGGTGACAACATCGAAGCTGCCTGTATCTTCACGATAGATATAAATTTTTTGTCCATCTACAAAACCAACAAAAGTAATACTTGGCGTAACAATATAATCAAAAAAAACATCGCCAGCTAAAGTCACAACCTTGCCTTGACTGATTTCCGTGATATTGAAATTTTTATCAATGCGAAAGATAGAACTCACACTGACAACATAGCTGTAATTTACACTGTGAAATATGCCGCGTGGCTCAGCAGGAAAGATTAATTTATTTTGACCGGCAGAATTTATATGCCTTCTACCCATGCTTGGATACATGGCGATTTTCTTTTTTCCAAGATCATCTTGAACCATGTACCAATTAGCCGCATCGGATGGATTGAATTGCTTGAATCGTTGCTTGTCATAAAAACCAATGATAGGAAAATCAACTGCGTTCTTTTCAGGCTTTCGAGTATTGAGCATAATTATACACCTGCTCTAACACGCCAAGATCCGTTGAGATAACTTTCTTGTTCAGTTTCAATATTAAGATTAACTGAGCTAACAGATTCCATATCTTTTTTGCTTTCGCGATATTCATCTTCCAGTTTCTGTGTCCATGCTTCAGAGCGGCCTTTATAAAATCCTAAATCTTTCGCTAAGGCAAAACGTAAATAACGCAGATAATAAGTTGGCAATCCTGACATCGTGTCATTTTCTGTGACATTAGCTAATTGAAATTTCCCATAAATATTCACAGTATAAACTTGCGATGCCGCCGGATAAAAACGCATACGAGTCAAATCAGTTTCATTGGTAATAATGACAAATCGTGGCAGACCGACTTGCGGATCAAATTTATAGCTCGCATAGAAAACATTACGCGATTCATCAATCAATGGATAAGTTACGTTATCTAATTCAAGCCATGCGTTTTGCAAATTCGACAATCGGCCTTCTGTTGTGACATCCGGTGTTGGCACATGCGTAGGCGAACCAAAAGTTATTTCTTGCTGAGCAATAGGCAAAGTAAATGTGATATGTTTTGCAATGGTAGTCATTAGGCCAGTTGCACTATATGCATCCATCAACTCATTTAAAAACTGTACACCTTTCTGCATATCGTTACCATGCAATGGCACTGTTGGACTGCTAGCACTGATTAACTGATAGCTATCTTGTACAAACTCTTTAACTGTCTGAGCCATTTTTTGCCTTCCGTGTCGCTTTTACCACTACAGGCTTCGATGCAAACCATTCACCACTTTCCAATGCTGTATTAAATTCGTCAAATGAATTAACCAACTTTTGCTTTTCATCTTTACCGTAAACCATAACTCGGAAATTCTTACGGCTAACCCATCGACCAAGATACATAAATTGATCATTTGCTTGATTCATCTTTACCCCTTAGAAAAACGGCAATGCCATTTTCATAGCACTGCCGATTTCTGTCTTTTACTTAAGAAATAACGATAACGGCAAACTCTGGATTAATTGACACACCGCCAATCACGTCCAAACGATCTAATTGGATGTAATTTCGGATGTCAGCACCCAAAGAATAGGTCATTGCTAATTTGTACAAGTCACTATAGGTAGTCAGAGCATCTACACCACCTTTCAATTCCTTGATTGGCGGAGCTGCAAAGACAATTGCTTGGTTATGGAAAGCCACGCTGACGTTGTGATCGTCAACCAATAACATTTGCGCACCGTTAGGAATCGCAGCAGAAATGTTCTGACGAGCACCGCTAATGACGATAGTTGGGTTGACTGGAATATCAGCTGTATTACCACCAGCTGAAACGACATCAGCAGTGACAACAAACTGCGCTGGCGTACTTAATGCGTCATAAGTCAGCGGATTAACCATGAATGATCCGTTAGAAGCATCAAGGGTTAATAAATCGCCTTTCTTAAACACTGTAGCACCAGGGGCTTGACCTAAACCTGTGACCGATATGGTATTTCCGCCAGTTATCGGGCCATTTGTCACAGTACCTGCTAATTTAAATCCAGTTGGGGGAGAACCACCAGCTTGACCAAGACCAGCAATTTGCCTTCTTAAAAAGTTTGTCTTAAAGAAGTCAAAGCCAGATAAGTGACCAATAAAGCCATCCAGCAATGCACCGCGGTTAACAGTCATGTTAAACACTGTGCTTAAACTATTGGAAAGACCAGCTGACACTCTTGGGCTATTAGAGAAATAGCGATTGCCATCTTCAGGAATGCCCAATTCTGTCATATAAGCATCTGTCAAAAGAACGGTATTTAAGTCAACTGGAACACCAGCTGTACCGATAAATTGATAGATTGAAGTTTGCAGATTTTCCGATGCGATGAACTTTTCGACATCATTAGCCAATGTTTTAGCGCGAGGATTAAGCATCATATCGAGATATGGCTGATCTCTAGCGCGATCAAAGGTTAATTCCATACCGTTAAATTCGACCATGGTATTAAACTGGGTGTCGATCGTTAGGGGGCGAATAACCTGTACGCGAGCCTCACTAACGGCAGTAGCGCCGCGTCCGCCTAAATAGCGTTCTTCCAAGCGATAGTTAATTGTTTGACCAGTAGCATATTTAAGACCTTTAAAGTCGCCTTCAAGATTACGGTTAGCTACTTTTGCGAAGTTTAAATAATTGACAAAACGAACGAAGACTTCATCTAGCACGTATTGGCTAGTTTGAAATTGATTTGGCATGGTCGAATTCCTCGACAATGATTAAATATAAGCCCTCATGGGCTATCCATTTTTTACATTGTCGAGCGGACGACTAATTACACGCTGAGTGGGCTTGATGGAAACCCAAACGCTACCAATCAATTAAGATTATTATGCTCTTAATTTGATCTATTTTGCAAGAGGCTAAATTAAGCCCGGTTTATAGCTCCCTCTAAATCTTCAACCTTCTGAAAACATTGCGCTATTAAAAAGCAATCTGTCATAGCCCTATGCGCATTAACGTAAGATACACCCATAGCCATGCAAATATCCTCTAAGCGCATTCTTGCCAGATGAACTGGCCATGTAAAATTATTCTTGGTGCATATCCATTTCTTATTCAAAAGATGCTGACCGCATGGTAAAAGGGCTATAAACCCCTTATCAAACTGAGCATTATGAGCAACACAAGCATCAGCTGAATTGCACATATCAATTAATATGCGATTAAAAGTTATATTTTCTTCATATAAAATAGTAGCTTCTGATACTGGGTTTTCCCATGCTTTCCTTATTTCATCAGATGATAAATGCCTCGAAAACGGATAATTACACTGCGTTGCTTCCGCGCTGATATGATTTATCTTTTCAGCGTGATTAACCTCGCATGGCAGCAATGTAGAGAAACATTGCAAAATAGCCTTATGTTTAACATTAAAAAGCACTGCGGCTATTTCTATGACCGTATCACCTTTATTCGGAAAAAGGCCGGTTGTCTCTGTGTCCATTATTAAAACATTTTCAATCATTTACACTTCTCCAACAGCCGCATGACGCGACGACCATAACCGTTTTTTACCATTTGATATGGCGAAAGGCCGCCAAATTCTTCACATCTCGACATCCACCATGAATTGGCCTTATCTCGATCATAACCAAACATTTCTAAGGCGCTATTGTAAACTTTTGCATAAGTGAGATTTCGAGGAACTTTCTTTGATTCATTAATGATCGTCATAAAATGTTTTCGGTAATTCTTTATTTATATTTGAACTTTGCTTTTCTTTTTCTTTTACTGGAACAAAAACCATTGCTGATGATTCGCATTGCTCATTCCAATCACGACAATGATATAAATAACCACCTTCAACTTTCATTTTTGTCGTGCAAGACCAATCTGTTATGTTTATCGTTTTCCATGTCGGCATTATAAAAACTCCAATTATTAACTTGTCCGCAACGTTTGCATTCTACTATGTAATTATCTTGACGATTATAATAATAAACTTTGTCATGACCATAGAAAAAGCATTTGATGCGATTGATTATCCCCATACAATGCCTTTTCCCACGCATGACTCACATGCTTTAGTTGGATGTTGTGGTGGATCAGACAATAATATTTGAGCGCTTCCTAATCTTATCTTTCCTTCTCCATCACAAACAGGGCATTTATAAGGAGTTTTATTTCTTTGTTGATATTGTAACTGTGTAATTTCTTGGAATCTTTCTAATTCTTTAATTCTATTTAATAAAATTTGTTCAACTTCCGTTGATGCATTATATTTATTCTCTAATTCCTTAATTTTTTCCTCACACTTTAAAATAATTGCATGATTTTGGGCGCCTGCAAATATAATTTCTTTGCATGTTTCGGCATCAGCTTGATACGCCTGTTCTAATTTTTCAATTCTTTTTGATAAATCACATAAATCACATGGAAGTATAGATAATGCTATACCATGAATACAATTATTTTTGACTGACACGGGATTATGACAGCCGCTCATTGCATACTCGCTTTTATCGTTTGATTAACCTGATCACGCAAAACTTCGCAAAATGTCTTCACCACGTCTTTTCTGGATGATTCTAAATTAAAGGTTTGAATATAATGAACAAGCATATCTCGCGTGAACATAATCAATATAGATGTGATTAAATCACTTAACATTTCTGGATGATGAAATAATTTATGATACTTTTCAAATGATTCAAAATATGTATTTATCAAAGCGTGCATTATATCGGCTTTAGCTTGTTTTTGTTCTTCAGTAAAAAAATTACCTGAAACAGCTCTTACTTGTCCTGACATTCTTTATCCTTATCTATATTCCCAATATCTCGGATTTGTCGTTTTATAAGCAGGAGCAACCATATCAGAATAATAAGCAGGTTGTCCAACCGACTGGGCTTTTTTATCTATGTAATTCGGCTCTCCGCTCTGAGCATTCGTCGGCTGCATCATTTCTTTTTGACTTGGACTTTTATTTCCCACGACTTTTGCCCAAGACTTTGTTTGCTTTAGCATCAATTTTTTCTTTCGAAGCTTCAGAGAGTTTGCCTTTTTTGACCATTTGGCTAGCACGAGCTTTAGCGTTAGCTGCATGTTTTTTATCATTAACAGGATAAGAACGATCAGAACCAGCAAATGCAGAAGCAGGTAATTTATTCCTTTGTTTCGATGATAATTTTGTCATTATTTTTCTCCAAGTAATCAGCCATTTTACGTAAAAGATCAATTGAATCTTTAACTATACCTAAAACCTTATTACATCTATCACAAATCCATCCTCTAAATTTTCCACTTATATGACAATGATCAAATACAGTTAATTCATCTATATCACATAATTCACATTTTTCTGCACGCGGTCTACCTGCAATATTCCATAGTTTTGTTTCTTTATTATTACGCCACCGCTCATAGCGAATTTGCTGAGCTGTAGGATTTTCTTTTCTCCAACGAGCTGCATATATTTTTTCTCGTTCTCTAATTTTATCCTTATTCTTTTCACGATATTTAGCTTTAGCTTTTTTATTTGTTTCTGGATGCTTAGCTCTATATCTTTTAGCTTGTTCATTTACCTTGTCTTTATTTTTTTTACGCCATTCTTTAACTTGTTCATATGTAGTCATGATCACCTCATTTAAGATGATCATATCATATGACAGATTTAATATCCAATTACCTATTTCTTTCCTTTTTTCTGATGCTCTTTCTTTTCATAAGCTTTTGATTCTTTTTGTTCGTGTTTCTTTGGCTCTTTCTTTTCCTTTTTCATATGTTTATCTCCTTGATTATCGATACTCAGTAAATCTCGGTTCAGGCTTTCTGGCTTCGTAATCACGTTCGCGTTCTTCAATAGTAGAATCATAACGCGATGTCTTAGCCGGTTTTTCCAGATCACGTTTATTAATCTTGTCTATCTGCCTGTTTGATTTAATAATCTTCATCGCGCTGCGCCTGTCGGCTCATCTCGGAAAATTCATTAATGTCTGGCAAGATATCATTCGGCCAAACAATACGAGGCATTTCCAGATTATCAGGTTCGTTCATGTTTTCATTGGCATATCTGCTTTTCATTAGCGATGCTCCTTATATCCGCGTTCTTTTGCTCTCTGTTGATAACCTTTATCATGGCCAGTCAAACCGCCTATTCTAAATTTCTCAGCATCTTCACGCTCCAACTGTTCTTCATATTTCGTTTTACCACGCATTTCTTTTCCTTCTGATTTTGCTTTTTTTTCTAATTCTTCACGCTCTTTTAATTCTTCAGGACTTTTCATTTTTACTTCATATTCTTCAGCTGTTTGAAAATGCTTTTCTTTAGCCATAATTCACCTATATCCATCATTTCTATCCTGCGGTTTGGCAGGCTGGTTGTTTTCTTCTAAAGGCGAGCGAGCGCCGCTGTTTTTTGACGAACGGCTGCGCCCAATAGCCCGTGCCTTACCCAACATCGTTGCGACATGACCTGATTGCATTGAATTTTTATTTTCATGCTTCTGTGTCATCGCTTGTAAATCGCTCCGTCAAGATGAATTTCAGGTTCTTTTGAGGGCGGATTGTAATGATTGATATCTCTTTGCACATCCGCACCGGTTAAAGCAACATCCCTAATTCTGACGTTTTGCTTTTGCCTTTCTTCACGGGGTTTCCCGTTATCTCCTGGTATTGGCATTTCTAATCTCCATTATTTCGATGGACGTGTGATCATTATCTTATCTTTAGCATGCTGAGCAATCAATTGATCAATGCTATGTTTTGGGGCAGCATCTGTCGTGTCACCACTGATTCTCTTTGCTGGCTTTGGAGCGCTTGTCAAAACGCGAGATTTTTTCATGCGTTCTTCAAGGCGACCCATTTCGGCTATTTGCGCGTAAGGATCAGCAATCTTGGCAATCCTTTCTACTTCCGCAGGCTGTTGCTTGCAGGCTGCATAGAGAAACGCCGCAGGGTTTTCCATAGAACGCGTAGCCATCATCATGCTAGCAGTAATAGGCTTACCTTTGACGACATTATCGAAATCCTGATATTTGCTCATGCCGCGTTCAAATTTGTCTTCAAACTCAGCCTGCGATAATTCTTCTTGCTGCTTCCAAGCTTTTTCCTGTTTCTTTTGTTCAATCTGGGCAATCTTATTTTCGACAAAATTGCCAAGTTGAACTTCCCAGCTTTCATCGCTTTCCGGATCAGCTTTAAAATCTTTAGCTGCTTCCTGCACTTGCGTCTGATCTGGTTGCGACTGTCTGCCACGTTGAAGCCGCTCACGGATCATCCGCTGAACTTCTTCTTCGCTGTACATCTTTGGCTTGCCGACCTTATTGCCGTAATCGTCTTCGTCTGTTTCCGCTGTTTCTGACGCTTCGGCTTCGGCAGCTAAAGGCAATTCCGCAGGTTCTGCCGCTGGCGCAGGATCATCAGGTTCTGGCGCTTCTATCGCCGTATCTGGTTGCGCTTCTGCTTCTACTGGCGCAGGTGCGGGTATTTCCCTGCCTAACTTTTTGGCTTCTTCTTGTACAATGATGTCATCTGCACTTTTTACTGTCATAAAACGCGTTCCTTATGTTGTAATTTTAATTCCTTTGGTTGATGCGTCAGCAACTTGATCAAATTATCCGCGTGCGACATCTGCAAATCTGCACTGACTCGTTGCATTTCAGCCGCATAGCGCATTTCCTGTTCTTGCAATTGAGCCGCGGCAAGCATTCGCTCTGTTTCCAATTTCTGCATGGCAACGGAGATGTCTTGACCTGTTTTGATACCTTCTAACTGCAACTGATGCTCTCTGACTTCGATGTCTTTCAGCTTTAACTGCATAGATTGCTCGAATTGCTGTTGCTTCATTTGCATATCTTGCATCTTCAGTTGAATTTCTGGCGGTATTTCTGGCTGTTTCGGCGGTATAGGTTCGCCAGTCTTACCCGCTTCAATAATTTCTGGCGGTACAAGCGTTCTAAGACGGTTACGCAGTTCAATATTGTTCGCCAGAGGCAAGTTTTCGACATACAAATCGGCAACCATGCGGAAAAGTGACGGGTCTGACTGCAAAACGGTCTGAATTGATTCAAGATTTTCCTGCTTTTGACCTTCAAAAGACTGGCCTGGCATTAGGCGGATCGTATAGTGACCTTGAGTCATGTCATTTTCGATATCCGAGCCATATTCATCTACCTGTTTGTTGAGCATGATCGTTGTATTACCTCTGTCTGGCATATTAAGACTGATTTCGCGCTCCGAATCGTAAATATGCGGAATCATTTCATCGATGATCGACCCGACACAGGCTACTGTTTGGTCAATGCTGTCAAACGGGATATAAGTATTCTTGCTTCCGCGTTTTGTTCGAGCGTCAATTGCCCGCCCGCTGGTTTCATTGCCCTGCTCGCCCATCTGAGTGCCATACATACCCGTGCAGCTTTCGATATCTGAGAGTGCCCGTTGGTACTGCGTCAGTAAAGACTGTGACAGTTCTGGCGGCCTTAACTGCTCAGGCTTATTGCCATTCGGTGACTCGTCATAAACTAACCCGCCTTGCGCCGTCGCAGGATCGCGCCAAATGAGCTGCGTATCTGGGCTTTTCACATTGGCTTTGCTGACCAAGAATTGATCGTACCGACTTACCCGCATGAGATAGGCTGATTGAGTAGCCAGGTAATTGATATATCGCTGGGCATCTCTTGCGTCTTTTATGAAAGGTCGGCATATCTGTTTTCCTGATTTGTCGTAATAGCTGTCCTGATCGTTAAACACAACTGGCAATTGCTCTGATGGGAAGTCGGCTTCTTCAAGAACGAAATCGCCAGCTATCTTTCTATGCTTGATTTTATACTTTGGAACTTCGCGCTCGTCTTCCACAGCGACAATGTAGCCTTGATCGACGTACATTTTTTCGTCGCCAACTTCGATTTCTTGAAGCCGTTTCTTCTCTTTAGCCGTTACTGTGCGACCGTTAGACAACAAATAAAGCATTTCTGTTTCGTACACGCGCTCATAGTCTTCAATAACGGTGATTTCTTTGTCATTAGAAAATATCCAGCCTGTTGCTGAGCCTTCGTCATAGTTAGCATCTGATCCAATCTGAGCTTCAATATCGTCGCCATAGATTCCAGCGAACATCTTTCTGGACATTCTAGTGCGCGTACCGGCGTACATGCCATCGGTCTTGCAAGGCGATAGCGCTGAGACATCCCAGTAGCAGCATGTCGGGTCTTTTACATCGCGGATGACTATGACTTGGTTAAACGAACGATTATTGGCATATTCCGTGCCGACAATCACTGCGCCGAAACCGCCTATGCCAGCTTGCGCAAAAGCTCGACTGAATCGTCTTTTAGAGTCGCTATTTAAGCAGATATCCTTGACCAAAGCTTCTCGGACTTGGGCTGTTGGCGCTGGAACGTCTTCACTCGGACAGACCTGCAAATTGGTCGTACGCATACGCTGCTCGCCAATTAAATGGTTCATCAATGGCGCTAGCTTGTTCATGCTCAAAGGGATTTTTTTATAGTCGATAAACAGCTTGGACTCGTCTTCTGTCCATTGGCTGCCCATGACAAATGAGGTAAATTCGTGGTATTGATCTTTGTTAAAGCGCCAATCGTCATCCCATTTCTTGATGCGCTGGCGTATTTTTCGAGTGACCTCTAAATCCTTTTTGGCCATATCATACATCCGTGTATGTTCATTAATCAGCCTATCTTATCACGCAAGTTATCCACAAAAAACGTTAATAAGTCTGTATTATTGTATTTGATAAACTGTGGATAACTTTTCACCAGTTTTTTAATCCACAATCTGTTAGTAGTTTGTTCTCAGTTTGTTATTTTCCTAAGTCTATAAAAGTTATATAAAATCCTGATTTATACAGAAAATCACCCGACATAATTAAAGCAAAAAAAATATAAATCTATTACTATTACAGCCGGTAATCTCGGCGACACGATATAAGCCTTACGATCAGGAACTTATCGCACCTGATGTCGGAGCGTTACCGACAGATTGCCTAACAATTAAGGGTAAAGAATGCAAATAAAAGACATAATCCGCGTTAACGATGTCATACAGTTATTAGAAAATGCCCAAAAAGGCTGGGTCTCGTGCCTTATGATCGTTGATGAAATTAAATCATGGGGCGTTCAAGCCTATATGAAATTGCCATTGCAAGGCGATGCATATTTAAGAATTCCTTGGGATCAATTTACTTTAATCGGCAAAGCTATAATGGTTCATCCTGATAGTATTGAAGAAGAAAATAAATGAATGAAATAGTTAATTGGCCACAAGCTTTTGTATTGTCGTCACTTGCAATTTGCGCTGCTTGCGTATTAATTGTTTTGATAATTAGGCATTCATAAAAAATGAATATAACAATGTCATTCTATAAGCTCACAGAATTACTTCCTAAATTTATTGCTATCGTAGAACGCGCAGCAACTGAATCCTGCTGTCTATGTCGTGATGAATGTCTATCATGTGATGCTAAGGATTTATTGAAAGAGTTAGACGAAAAATGAAACATGGAGATTGTCCACAATATGGAAAAGTCGGAATGCTTTTATATAAAGCATGGTGTGTCAAATGTGGTTATTACCACCAGCAATGGAAATATCCGTGTGATTGTGAGAATGGAAAGATAGCAATTGACCCACTTGGTTATAAATTATGTGATAAATGTGGTGGACGAGGATATTTAAATGAAACTACTTGAACTATTAAGCAATTGCTGTCAAAGCCCAGTATCAGTTTGTTGCAATGGTCAAGGCGGAATAGGCTCAACTTACTGGCATGAATGCGGTAAATGTAAAAAACCATGTGATATATACAACAAAGAGATAACCGAGAAATGAAATTACTCGAACTATTACCAAATATTGAATTATATAAACGTATTAAACGTGAATCATGGAATTATTGTTTAATTAAATCCGAATATACAAGTTATCCCTTAATCAAAATAGATATGTGCCATCTGCAAATTGAAAAATATGCTTTAACCTATGATGATTTAATAGCTGATGACTGGGAGATAATTCAGTGAGCTTAGACGCTAACTATATACTTTCTTATTATATTAATGATTATGTTTATCCTCCACCAATGAAAAAGGATATTGATTATCTACGTGATAAATATGGCGGTTCATTTTTATATTTTAATAATGGTTATTCTATTTACTGGGAAAAACCAAAATATACACTTCCTTTTCATGAATATAAAGAATTATTTGCTGACCAAATACTAGAGAAAAAAGATTGCGAATTATGGGAGATTGTAAAGTGATACCAAGATTTCAAGGTAATGCAATACAAGATGAAAAGGGATGGTATTGGGAAATGTTTGTTTCCATTCTTGGATGCGGTGATGAAGCTGAAATGTTTTCTACACATAATAGATTCAAAACAAAAGATGAGGCATTAAAAGACTTGTTAAATGTAGTACAGGGATTTATAAGGCATTTATCAAATGTAGTTCCTGAACTCAATATAAATCCTGATCAAATGATTGATATGAAAACTAATCAGCTATTCACCTGTGATAATAAGGATAAGCATTAATGAATCTTGAGTCGCAAGTCTGCTCGCTTGAATATGCAAAGAGGCTGAAAGAGCTAAATGTTAAACAAGAAAGCATTATTTATTGGGAAAAATGCCCAGAAAATAAAAATGAATTTATATTATCTTTTATTGAATGGCACGATAAAGAATCAGGTGAATGGGGTGATTGTCATCTTTTGGAAAATCAAGAACATTATTCAGCTTTCACTGTTTCCGAACTCATGGACTTATTACCACATAGAATCACAACAAAAGAAAATGAGCCTTATAGTTCATATAGGTTAAGAATTGAAAAAAGCATATGGTATAAAAATATTGAATCATTAAACTTTGTTTATATATATATCGTAAATTATTATTGCGACACAACATCAGAAGTCATGGATTGGACATATGTAGCGCTGACTAAAAATGTTCATGACGAAAATCCCGCAAATGCACTAGCTAAAATGTTTATACATTTACTCGAAAACGGATTAATAAAAAATGACTGACAAAATAGTTCCATTGATCCCGTGTCCTCCTTTATCGCTTTATAGAAAACAGCCAAAAGATCAATCCTTATGCTCGCTTGAAGATTGCCCTGTTTGTAAAAAATCTATGTGGATATCTGAAAAAAAGAAAGCCATGATTGAGTTAGCTAAGATTCTCAATGTTGAATGCAAAGTACTCTGTTATTTATGCTTAGCAGAAGAAGCAAAAGAAAATCCAGATATATTTCTTGAACGTAAAATGGTGAATCTATGAGTGAATGGATAAAAACCAAAGACTGCTTGCCAGTTAATATGGAAGTAGTTTTGTGCATATTAGAATGTGGTGCTGACTATGAGTATCAAGTTTGTATATGCCGATTTGAAGATGATTCTTTTACACATCCAGAAGGAGATACAACACCTCATGAAACAGACGAAATAGATTATGACAATCTAATAATAACTCACTGGATGAATTTACCTGAACCGCCCCCAAAGGATTAATATGAATTTACCAAAACTAATAACAGACTGTGAAATTATATGCTTAATACCATCAGAAATATCTAAAAGAGAAATCGAAGAAATATTCATAGAATCAAATTTAAAAACTCTTATTGGCCATATTGGATCATCTATTTTTAATGCTAAGCTAAAAAAGACGCATCATTATAGATTTAAAATTCAAGTTCACGCTCAGGAAATAGAAAAGGATTAATATGTTAAATTTAATAATTGCCGCATGTGTTGTCATACCGTTTGCTATTTGGAAAAACTTCACTACATTTGAATGGCTAGTCTGCCTATATTTATTTACTATATTATTAACTGTAATGGATATCAAAAATAAATGACCAACTCATGCCTTCATTGCTACAAACCAGTAAAAATAGACAATCCTATCCCTTTTGATGTCATTGTTTTATGCTTACCATGCTATCAAGAATTAATCGTTAACGCCGGAATGGATAAAGAATAATGGACAATATAGATGTAGAAAAACTTATCGATGCAAATACAAAGCTTTTGATTATCTTGGGTTATTCAATTGGCCTTTTAGGAACTTTGCATTTATCATTGAGTCAAGATAAAAAATACCAATGGATTAAAGACGCTACTGACGCAATTGCGTATCACACAGGGAAATGGCCAGTTATGCCATAAAAGGATAGTTATGCGACTGACAATAGTCTTCATAGTTCAACTTGCTATTAATATGATCATTTTAGTTTGGTGCGAAGACATTGCAAAAAATATAGATAAAATAACCGATCGAATTGAAACGATTGAAACCGTTAATCGAATTGAATATCTTTAATTTCAAACAAACATCCCAGGTCTAACTACTGGAACTGTTGTCACGGCAAAATCTTGTATCTGTTCGTAAAATCCAGAATAAAACGTCAATGCCAAAGCGTCTGACGTATCAGGCGAAGGCATGCCACGGGCTTTTAAATCGTCTTTGCTTTCAATCTGCAAACGTCCGCTTGAATCGTATTTGTAACCCAGATTGCACAAATCGCCATGCAGTGTATCGTCATCAGGAATCTGCACGAGCATTTCTTGCAATAACCAGGCTTTCATTTCTGCCCAAAGTTCAGCGCGAAGGTTTCTATATTTATCTTTGCTATTAGCTGATCGGGCAACATTAACCCCCTCGACGAATTGAAAGTTATGCTCTCGTAACCGATCGACGACACCAGCGCCAACGCCGATGCAGTCAATATAAACTTTGTGCGGTTGCTCCTTTTCAATGACATGCTTTAGATATCCTGCTATTTCCATTGTGTTCATGTTTCGGAATGTTTCGAGATTATACGCGACACGACCTTTACGCCTGATGATTGCCGTTTTATCGTTATCTCCAAGAGCAACATCAACGCCAATAATAAGCTTGCCTGCTTCTGTTTCTATGCGGTTCTTTCGGGCTTTCGCTACATGCTTGCTATTAATGAAGACATTGGCAATCGGATTAAGAAAGGCTTCAGTTGCACTACACGGATATTCTTGCTTGAAAGATTCGATAGCTTGATCAATATCGTTAGACTTCATCAAGCGCAATCGTCGCCATGCCAAATGCTTTAATGTCATGCCTTGTTTTTGATATAAAGATAAAAGAAATTGTTCTTCTTCCGTCGGGTTAAAGTTTTCATCTGTTGCGGTATATTCTGATTGCCAAAACCAAGGGATGAAAATAGCTTGATATTCTGATTGGCCAGATTCTGCAGCTTTCCACGCGTTAAAGAAATAATTACCTATGCCATTTGCTGTGCTTTCCAAAATGATTTCAGTGCCTGGCATATCAGACACAGCATTTAAAACGCCTTTGTCATGCTCGTCTGCGTGAGGCCAGAAAGCAACCTCCGATCCATGAAACAATTGAATAGTTTGAGAGCGGCCAGCGCCTTTATTTCCGGCTGTACCGACAGAATAACTGCTATCATACTTTTTAAATGCGAGTTCTTTCGCGCTTGATCTATCTGCATCGCAAGCAAGGCCTTTCGGCAAGTTATCGTAATATCGCATTGTCATTTCAAACAGGTTTTTTGTTGCTTCAGCTTCATGCGTCAAGATATATGCTTTCGTACCACGACGAGTAATGACTTTGTGAAAGTATCTGCCTTGAATATAAGTTGATAAACCTTGTTGACGGCCTTTCAAAACAAGAGCGCGTACTTTTCCAGTTTTCTTTTTTTGCGCTTCCAGTTTTTCATGCGCATAAAGCTGTGCGCGATTAAGTTTGAACGGAACAAGCGAGCCATTCTTACTGCGAATAGTGAGGCAATCAGGCGCAAATAACGTGAAGTCTTTAACTATCTCAATAAGCCGCTTCTCATCCATTATCTATTGCGTCTCTATTACGCGATACAAAATCATCATTATCTTTGTTATCATCATCTTTGTTCTTTTCGCCGTAAACACGTGGAGCTAATTTTGCAGCAAGCCATTTTCTTGTTTCAATTCTTAATCGTGATCTATTCATCCATTCAGTATTGCAAGATTCATACTCATGACCAGTCGGGCTTGTTTTTATAATTGTATCGTGAGATGCGTCGTCTGCAATATCAAGTACTTCATCAATCAAAAATTCAATCTGATGGCGCTTTGCTTCGGTATATAATGCGCCAAACTCTGGCACTTTTATTCGCCATTCGAAAATAGTTTGATGACACGGCCAATGCTTATTCGCAGCACAAAGTTTTTTTATGCCCATTGAAGACGTAGCAATAACACGCGCAATTTCTTCACCCATTTGCGGAGTATATGTTAAAGGAACCCCGCCTATTCCTTTGCTTGATCTAGCCATCTTTTAAACCTCAATTAACCAATAGCATTAATTTTACACATTAATAATACGCATTAACAGCATTAATAATGTTGACTCGCGGTCACTTAAAGTATATATTAGTCACATCTTAACAACGCAACAGGAAATCGAAGTCATGCAAAAATATAGAATCGATTACACAGATAATGATTTAAATTTGCAATTTCGCCAAATCAAATATTTTGAATCTCCAACACAATTAACAGATTATTTATCTAAAAATTTACAACAACCAAAATACAGCGTTGAAGGCTGGTTATTAATTAAATAAGGAAAACGAAGTCATGATTAAATTTCACCAATATTATGTCACTAATGGAAAAACAAAAGCTAAATGTCATTATAGCGCAGGCAACAGAACTGATGGCAGAGAAGCCGTCACAATCTATGCCAGAGAATATGGCCGTCGTGAATTTAATGAGATTTTCGGCGATTTGGCTAAAAATGACAGCGACTCAATGACAGATTATTTTGAAACAAGCCGCGTAGTTATTTTCAAAGATAATCCATTATATGCCGCTGCATTAGAACGCGCTTTGATTAATGACAAAAAAAATCAAGAAAGATGGAGTAAAAAATAATGAGCTTAAAAAAACAAGAAGACAATATTATATTTGACGATTTAATGAAAGAAGACAAGCGATATTTAGCAAGCTGGGTATTGCATAATATGACATCAGAAAAAAAAAGAGAATACATTGAAAATATATATAAAGAGGAATAAAAAATGACAGAAATATATTTGTTTATCATTATGTGGGTTTTAATTTACAAGGTATTTTGCGAATGAAAACTGCAACTGAATTATTAGAAAAATTAATAAAAAGCCAAGAAGAAATCGTTCAAATATGGCAAAATTCCCAGACAAAATACGGCAAAGGCAATTACGATCAAGCCGTAAATACTCTGAAATATTTACAAGGTTATTACAATTTATAGGACAGGAAAAAATGGCATTTACCATACGCGTTATTGAGCAACAAACGAAAAATGATTTTACAATAAACGATTTAATATCGCCGCAAGATACGATAAAAATAGCAAGGCAAAAAGGCTTACAAGGAAAACTTGAGGTGCAAATTTTCGATACGGAACAAGACGAAAAAGTCATATTTTCAAGCTTTAACGTAAGCGAAAACGATAAAGTAACTTGCACTGTATTTCCGCATTACGTTTCTTAATGCTTAAGGCGCGTCATTAGCAATCCAAGCAATCGGCCAATGATTGACAATAACGCGCCCGACAAATGATAGACAATCGATACCGGAACACCAGCAAGAATCACAAGCCAGATCAAAAGCCATAAAATAAACTTTAAAATAATCAAATTCGATACGCCCTATTCAGCCATCCTTCGAGGTTTTCTTTGTCTTTCGGCCTAATCTCTGCAAGCAAACGATAATAACTCGCGCGTGAAGCAACCAGTACAGGCAAAAGCATATCAGGCAAAATAATATTTAATCGCTTAAGCGTATGATCGCCCAGAATGCCGTCATCGGCTAAGAATTTCCGCGAATAAGACAAAGCCCACAATGACCGCTGTACGATTTTTATTGACTGAGCAATGCCGCAATTAACTGCCATATCAAAAACGTAATTGCAAACGAGCTGATCACGAATAGCAGCAAATCTAGCATGCTCCCAAAATTCGCCTTTATAAATACACTGAGCTTGCTCGACTGATAAATCCTTGATAGTTTGCTCGTTAATTGGCTCAAATATTCCATAGCGCCTCTGATTTTCTTCTGTAAGTGAGCGCAAAAAGCGCAAAGATATTCCGAAATTTGTTGCCCCGCCGCTATCATTGGGAGAGTCAACGTAGCCATCTTCCCTGTTCAAAACGTACTCAACCGCATCTTCAAAATTGCTCACAAGATTTCCTTATTTTTTACCGTCCAAATAATCCAATATACTTTGCCTTGCTAGTAGCCAATCGTCAAACCAATCAGCGCAATATCCCTCACTGCGCATTTCGGCTAAAAATTCCGTTTGATTCGGTCGAGGTTTTTGCCCAGGCGCTTTGAGTTCAATCCAGTAACCGGCATATTGTCTGCATGGCGATTGCCTGCACAAAAATAAATCAGCCACTCCTGGTCGTAAACCTGCTTGTTTCAATCTATGCGTGGCAAGTCGTCCGCGGTTGCCTTCATTGGGTATCGAAATGATCGGTAATCCTTTATTTAACGCCCAAGAGACCAATTTACACTGTAACCCATATTCTAAATTGCTCCTAGGCTTCCGTTTTTCGTCATAGTGCGACGATCTCGACTCGGTAGCTATGTATGTAGCGGGTAAGTCAATCGTGTCGCCATAAAGAGAATTTAAAGCTTCCATGTACTTTTTCATAAATCGACTCCTTGTCAATTTTTTGATCAGGGTGACACGGTGACACAAAAGACACGAGTGACGCGGTTTTCTAACATATTACTAAAATAGTAAATATTCCCATATTCTTATGATATACGTAATTACGTGTCACCCTGTCAGTGTAATTACGTATATATATGAAAATTAGAGAAAAAATCGGGGTGACAGTTCAAAATTTATACTGTCACAGGGTGACACCAACCGTGTCACCTTTTTTCTGACAGTATAATTTTTAGCGTCACCTTAGTGTCATGCGCATTATTTAACCTTCAAACTGTAATGACATGGTACTAAGCGAATTCTTTGTCCAGTTTTTGGCTCTCGTTCGGCTTTTTTTCCAGTCTTCTTTGTTAAAATTCTACTTAGTTTATTTGCACTGCTTGGATCAATTTTTGGCCATTTCATTTCTTTTAAAATATCTGTTACGGTCATAGCTTTTGTTAGTGGTGATTCCCAATCAAAAAAATCCATTAACATTTCTTCAAGCGGATCAATTTGCTCATGATCTTCATTCAAAACATTAACTTCTTCTTGTAAGTCTTTGGAAAGATAAGTTAATCCGCCATTTTTCCATTCTTGATAAACTTCTGCCCAAACTTGCTGCATATCGAAATTATGCTGGTAATCAATCTCTGTCGCCTCAATTGTCCACCAACGACGATTTCCAGTATCGTCAACCAAATAATTGCTTTTATTAACCGTGGCGATATAAACCGATCTGCGAGGGCGAACTTGATCTAATGGCGCGTAAGGACAGCGAATCTTGTCTGCTTTCATAGTTATAAAGCTTTTGATTCTAGCAATATCGGCGCTTTTATACGTTGCGTCTAATTCTCCCAGCTCGACTATCCAAAACTGCGACAAAGCGATAATGCAGTCTTTATACGCTGGGTCTAAAATTGCTCCGTCTTGCACCGCTCCACATGGCATTGGTTCTAATCCTCGAACCCAAGCGGTTTTGCCGATGCCTTGCGCTCCTTGAATGACAATTGCACCATGATTAATAAAACCGTCAACGCTAAATGCTGCCGCAATAGCCGCAAGCATCCATGTTTTGATTATTCGATTGCTTAATTCTTGATTGGTTGATTTTATCGTCTGGACAAATTGATCAAGTCTTTTTTCGCCATCCCAAGGTTTGCTTAAAATGCAATCAACAATAGGATGATAGGCATTTTTCATGGCAATTTTTTGCAAATGCGCATTAAGAAATTTCGTCGGCATATCATTAAGAGTGGCCAAATAATGAACTTGCATTAATGCTTCATTGTCTAAATCTTCTGGGGATATATAATGACCAGGTATTTTTATTTCTCTGCGTCTTGTCATTAAGTTATAGCGGATTTCTGCGTTAAAATGCTTCAAAAGCCATTCCAAATTAACATGCGTATCGAGTACTTTTATTTTTTCTTTGGCGAGTTCTTTTGTTTCTGGGTAAAGCACGGTTGAATCAACTACTTTAAATTCCATATAAAAAGCCTTTCATTTATTGCATTATTGCATCATTTGATTACAATAAGCAGTTGATACGAGTTTAAAAATCCATTGATCTGTGACGCAATGTTGCCAATGGATATAAACGGATTTATGTTCTGACTGGGGAGCGTCAACTCCCCTACGGAAATAACTTTACTCTTATTAACGTTTCATTAAAAGTTGCTTTTTGGTTTCATTTTGACCAAATAAAACATATAAATCATTAAAATCTGTCGGATATTTCCAAAGATAAGAATCAGGAAAATCTGGATAATAAATTTCACAGTTTAAAATTTTCGCTGCACTATTTGCATATTTTAAACCTGGATTATCAATTCCCCATTTATCATTATCAGCGCAAATTTTTATATTAGCATGAATGAATTTTCTTCGTAGCAAAACGCAAACAGATAAAAGATTATTAGCATTTATTGCACAAACTACTGGCGATTTAGTTATTTCTCTTATTGTGCAGCCAGTAGCATAACCTTCACATACGCGAATAACGCCGCGATAATCATCTTGCAACTTATCGCAAAGAAAAATCATATTGTTTTTTTGCGATGTACCTTTCCATAATCTTTTAAACCCAGATGGTTTGATTATTTGCATTGTTATGAAATTAAAATTCACATCTGATACAGGGATTAATAACCAACTGCGACATTTTTTGGCGTAAAAAGGCATGATTTTTTTATTAACGATATATGGATGATTTTCTGGGTCTTCTTTTGTATAAAATTTATTCCAAAACTCTTTTGCTCGCCATTGCTTTTTAGCTTTTTCATAATCTTGAATAGCTTTTTTTTCTATTTGCAATTGCTTATTTAATCTTCTTTGCGCAAGTTCTGGTTTTTCGTAATTTATGTTCCAATAAGTAAACCAGTCATCTGGATAATGCCAATCGCCAAAAGTCGCACCACGGTCATAATCATGCAAAATGACAAATAAATCTTTTTTTCTTTTATGTTTTGAGCCATCAGAAAAACGCTGAAATTTCCCTGATAAACTGTAATTTATTGCGCCTTTTATATGGAAATTTCTTGATTCCATTACTTTTTCTAATTGCTCGGAAAATTCAATCATGATGAAATTCACTTATCATAATGCCATCAATATTTTCTAAAGTATCTTTTATAGATTTCCATTTAAATTCAATAAATGGAAAATAATTATTAATATATCCTTTAGCTTTATTAGCATAATATTCATGTTTGCCTTCTTTTATGTTCCAGTTTTCTTGCATATGGCCAACAATAAGTGTTGAATTTGTCAAAATAATTATCTTTTCATTTTGCATTTGCAATGATATTAAAAATTTCAAAATGCAAATCAATCCGCAATAATCGGCAATATTATTACTAGCATGATTATTTTCATTACTTTTATATTGATGGCAGCTTTCGTGTATATTTACACCATTGCGATAAATCAAAACAGTATAAACCATTGTGCCGCCATCATAATTCGGCTCACACATGCCTTTAAAATAAGCACATATCATTTTCACATCCTTATGAAATTGTATTTATATATTTAACGCATTACATAATTCCTTGATAAAATCTTCATATCGTTTGCCTTCTTGCAATGTGCAATAATTTTCAAATATTTGCTTGATCTGGTTGTACTGCGTCCATGCGTTCATATATTGTCCCTCCGCTAGTTAGTAATAATTTTGTCATGCCCCTTATAAATATCATTGCCAAGTTGAGCGCTAGCAAGCTCAGCTTCCATAATGCCAAAACCAATATCTTTAAGCGCGAGTTTAATTGTATATGCTTGTTCTTTATCAGCGCGAGCAATTGTCAATACGCCACCACGAACCAAACATGAAAAATCCTCTTGATCCAATGATATATGGATATGTTTTCGCAATGCTGAATTTTCTTTTTGCAAATAAAACATTATCCTTGTATAAGACCATCCTATGTATGTAAACAAAATACATGTCATGCAATAAAAAATATTTTGAAATTCCATATTAATAATTAGCCTCATTTCTTTTTTTAATAAAATCTAAATGCAATTTTCTATGTTCATCGCATATAGCTCGAAAACTAATAATTATCTTTGAAGTATTGCGAGAATCAGCATGAGCCAAAGCATGACCTAAGTGGTGCGTAAAAGAACCGCCGAATTTAATCATACCAAGTGACGCGTCAACTTTATAATTTTCCATTTCTTCGCCATTTTTAAAGCCGCATAATGTTGCAAGAATGTCATGCTCAATAATTAATTGCTCTAACTCTTCAGGTGTCATTGGTTCTAATGTTACTGTCATATCCATTTCTCCGCATGAGCAATTAATGTTAGAACACCAGCAAATGCCCCAATACCACATAAAAACATATGCCATATTCTCGAATGAATGTTGTCGATTTTTTTGTCTATGATTTCGAATTTCGAATCAATTTTTTTATCTAATGTTTCAAACTTTGAATCAATTTTTTTATCTAAGGCATCAACTTTGAATTCAAATTTTTTATCTAAATCGTCAATTTTTTTGTCTAATTTTTCAAATCCGTCATCCATTTTTTTTTCTAATCGTATTAATGTTTGATTTATATTAGCGCAGGTTTGCTCAAGTAAAGCCGTTCTGATTTCATAACTGTTATTTTGTTTCATTCTTATATCCTCGATTTTGCCAGCTTTCATAATAAAAATTCCTCAATGTTCATATCTAAATTCCTTTCTTTAATCAAATCATTCAATTTTTTAAAAGTTTGTGTGCTGGGATTTTTTTTTCCATTTTCAAAATAATTAATTAATGACCGCGAAACATTTAAAAGTTCAGCTAATTCTGTTTGATTCACGTTAAGCAAATATCTAATTTTTTTAATACCTTGCTGAATTGACATAACTCCCCCTGTTTAAACGATTCACGTTGTAACACAAACGTCAATTATTGGTCAACATTAACAACCAAACAACGACAATTGTTGACCGACGGTTGATTTTAGTATAAATTACCCTTCGTTCACTAACTAACACAGGAAAACGAAGTATGTCTATAATGAACTTAAGCCAGACACGAAGTTTGCGCCGCTCGTACAAGGATGTTGCAATGACTCTTACACCTTTTATCAATTTTGTTGATGAACTCATCTCCGACAAAGCCACGCGAAATAGCGACGGCTGGCATTTATCCGTAAACGATTTAACCCGTGCAGAAATCAGACAATTAGAAAAACTGCAAAGTAACTGGGGCGATCTGCAATATCTCATTGATCAACGCTGCGATGACCATTTCGAAAACTGGCGAGATAACCGAGGGTTTAATGACTGACTACATAACTGCAAAGCAAAGAACATCATTTACTTATTGGCAAATATTAAAGTTTTACTTGAAGGAATTTATCCATGCTCACAATAGAACAAAAAGCAGTTAGACAGACAGGCCTTGGCGCAACAGATGCAGCAGTCGTTATGGGCTTGTCGCCTTATAAAACCCCGTACGAATTATGGCTGGAAAAAACTGGCCGTAAAGACGAAGAAGCTATCCTGAATGACAGCCGTTTGCGTTTGCGTCACGCGCATGAAGAAACCATAGCCAGGGAATATGCAGCTCAGTTTGACGTGAAGTTAAAGCGGGTCAATCAAACGATCTATCACAAACGCTTGCCATTCATGCTGTGCCATCTTGACCGCGTAATCATCGGCCAAAAGAAAATCGTCGAGTGTAAATCATCCTCTGGTTTTCTGCGTCCTGCATGGGGCGCATCAGGCAGCGATGAAGCACCAATTCATTATATTCTGCAAGTACAGCATCAGCTCGCTTGCTCTGGTTATAGCGATGCCGACATTGCCGCGCTGATCGACATTGATGATTACCGTATCTATCCAATGCCTCGTAATGAAAAAGTCATCGCCAAAATTGAAGACGCTTGCGACCGCTTCTGGCATGAACACGTTTTGGCTGACGTGCCACCGGCTGCGAGCAACCGCGCCGACCTTAAACTGATGTACCCGACAAACAATGGCAAGTTTATTGGCGCGACATCTGAGATTGAAATGTTAATCTGCACAATCATGGCACGCAAAGAAAATATTAAGGCTATTGAAGCCGACAAAGAATGCGATGAAAAACAGCTTATCGAGTTCATTGCAGACAACGACGGGATTATCGACAGCGAAGGCAAAACCATTGTGACATTCCAGGCAAACAAAAACGGCACAAGAACATTGAGGATTAAATAACATGGCTACCCAAAGACATGAATTAGCAATACGGGATCAAGGTTTTAACTTTACCCCAACGACACTGGAAGAAGCGCAGCAATACGCAACAATTTTCGCCAACTCCGGCATATGTCCAGAAGCTTATCGCGGTCGGCCAAATGACGTATTGATTATTTGGCAAATGGGCAATGAACTCGGCCTAGGCAAAATGCAAGCCTTGCGTACTCTGGGTTGCATCAACGGAATGCCTTTCGCTTGGGGCGACGGTCTCTTAGCACTCGTAAAGCGGCATAAAGAATTTGAAGACATGCGCGAATGGACAGAAGGCTACTTGGAGAAAGGCAACTTAACGGCTTTCTGCATGATCAAACGCCGCAATCAAGAACCGACAACGCAAAAGTTCAGCATGGAAGACGCAAAACGCGCTGGCTTATGGGGTAAAAAAGGCACGTGGACGCAATACCCTGCAAGAATGCTCCAGCATAGAGCAAGAGGCTTTGCAGCACGGGATGCTTTCCCAGATGCTCTGTATGGTTTAATGTCTGAGGAAGAAGTCAGGCATATCCAGGAACCAGTCGAGAAGCCCGTAGAAATCAAAGGTAAAGGCATTGCCGGTCTTGAAGACACGCTTGGCTTGAATGATGACGAAGTTATTGAAGCTGAAGTCGAAGTCATGACCACGCCTCTTTCTGAACTGATGCAGTTAATCGAACAAACAGGAACATCGCAAAAGACCATCGATCTTTGGTTGAAAAAAGCTAATGTCACTCGCCTTGATGAACTTAGCTTAAGTCAAATAGAACAAGGCATTCACTTTCTAAAAAATAAGGAGCAACACTAATGGATTTTAACGCTGATCAAATGCGTAAAGATGCTTTAATTCCAGAAGGCCGTTATAAATTTCGCGTGAAGGATGCGCGCGAAAAACGATCTGCGGCTGGCAATGACATGATCAATCTGAAATTAGGCTTAAGCGTTGAAGGCAGAAATGTCTTTTTATGGGATAGCCTGATCTTAACACCGAAAATGTTCTGGAAAATCGAGCATTTCTGCGAAGCGACCGGCCTGAATGAAGCTTTGGCAAATGGCCGTTTAATGGCTCAAGATTGCCTAGATAAAGAAGGCTATCTTGATATAGTTCAAAAAATAGATAGTCAAACAGGCGTTTTAGACAATCAAGTCAAAGATTATGCTATGCCTGAACTGGAAGCGAAAAATGATGATATAATTCCTTTTGACGAAGATATCCCGAACTTTGCTTAAGTTCCACATGAAACGTTAGCGACCATGCGCGATGGCAGCGTGACTTCCGCTTCCCACGGTCGGTAAATCCGGCCTAACGTTTCTAATTCATATTGCCCAGCCTATTGCTTGTGATACAATCTTGTTCATAAGGAAATTAATTTTCTCTCATGGAGTGAGTCTATTATGGCAATTACCAGTATTACACGTGACTGGGGTGTTGATCCCTCAATCGTTCGAATCGTTTCAACTGATACATTAGCCCAAGTCGGTACAGCTGGTTATTTAACTGCTCAAGCTGCCAATATTGCATATGTCAACTCAGGCGCTTTCGAATGGAATGTAGACGATTTTGTCCTTGTTAAAGCAAGTGACGGCTGGGATTTCTTCAGTATTGATCCAACTTTCGCATCTTTAAATGTATGGGAACCAGGTTCTGGCGTTGCAATCGTTGGCGCTCCTGTTACCGTTGGCGATTTCGCTGTATTTCAATCCACATCTGGAAATATCGAAGACCTTGGCTATTTGCCATCTAATGCAGCTAAAACTCGCGTCGTTATGGCCGGTTCAGCCGTTGTAGCAAATCACATTGCCTTATTCCAAGATACCACTGGGACAATCGATGATACCGCAGCAACCGCTATTAACTCTGGATCAATTCAAGCTGGTCTTTCAGGCACAGCCGGAACTTTAATCAGTTTCCCTGGCACAGCCGCTAACGGTTCTTTGATCTTAGCCGCGGTAAATGCTGGCGGTGCATTCAATACAACCATCAGCAACGGAACAATGGGTCAATCCACTGTCTATACAATGGGTGATATTGGCGCATCTACTGGCGGTTTGGTTGTAGCAACTTCCGCTCTAAGAATGAAAGCCGTTGATGCCGCAGTTGCCGCAGGTGGTGACGCAGCACAAAGTTTCACTGACGCATTCTGTACTTCAACTAGCGTCGTAATTGGTAACTGGGTAAGTCAGACAAACCCAGCTGAAGTCGTCAAAATTGTCCCTGGTAACGGTTCATTCGTCGTGACATCCACGGCTGATGCTGGCGCTGGCACGTTCTCATATGTAATTCTTAAGTAAGCAGGAGATTAATCATGGCCGGATATGATGATGTAGAAGGCGTAAAAGGTGCAGTTGAAGGCGAAGCTTATTGCATGCCTTCCTGGCAAAAACGCAATGTTGACGAAATGACCAATGCAATGGGCTATCATGATATGGGCGACTTGGCAAATACGCCAAAAGCGCCTACAAAAATGATGGGCGAAAAACGCAATGTTCAGTTAGAACCGCATATGCCTAATGCTCGCTCGAACGATCGCAAAGGAAAAGCATATTAAAGAATCCATTTGTCCGCCCCGATCTCATCCGTCGGGGTTTTTTTATAAGGCGACGCAATGATTCCGCAAGAATATTTCGAAAAAGTTAAAAAACATTTTCGCAATGATGAAAAAAAAGCATGGGACTGGTTTCAGCAAATCA